GTTCACCAGGTGCGTAATCACTGATAAATTAAATTAAAAGGGGGCTTTCGAGCCCCCTTTTTTTATGATAAAGTAGAAAGGCAACCATGAAAAACTTCCGTGTACAAATCAGAGCATATGGCTACTATGCAGACTTCAATGTGGAGTCCGAAGACAACAGTAAAGCTTTTGAAGATGCACTAGTTGACAAACTAGGAAAAAATGATATAAAATGGGAGAAAGATGGATTTATTGATAAGTCCAAAATATGGGTAACCTATGAGGAGGTTATAGATGCAAACGCACATAAGGGACCTTTACAAAGCGAAGAGAGGTCTAGAAACAGAGTGGGCGGTACAGCAACGGGATAATCAGAGATATACTCTGGATATGGTCCGGATTGACAACAAGATAAGAGAAGTTGTTAATCAGATTAAGCAAGAAGAAGCCAAGTTGGCTAATCTCGCTAATAAGATTGAAGATGCTGCACCCAGCGTTTCAGTAGCTACGTAAACAAAAGCTACATCGTTGAAATACGTAACTTCACTACAGGATCTCTTGCACTTCTTAAAAATCTAATATATACATTTCTTACTATACATTTAATTAGAATGTAGACGCGTATAGTCGACGGCCTAGAGACTGCATTCGGAAAACTAGGAGGATATAAATATGGCAAGAACTAACTTTTCGGGACCAATTAACGTTGGCCGAATTCAAACAAACACAGGAACAAGCGTTTCAGAAAACGTAAGAAACGTTGCATTCGTAGAATGTCACGCGTCTTTTCCTGTAAACCACAGTAATTTTACTGTAACAACTGATGCCGACAAATTAGCTGTAACTGGTTCTAACGGAGCTAGTACAACTTCTGTTACATTAGTAGACTCGACTCAAAATGTACCTGGAATAACTTCTGATGGTGGTTTTGAAGCTGCGTCTGTGATAACTATCACATCTGGTGGCGATGACTCTAGCAAAACTGCTACGATCACTGGTACTGATGTTTTAGGAAACGCACAAACTGAAGACTTAACATTAGCGGATACTGGAGCAGCGACTTCAGCAAAAACTTACGCTACTGTGACTGATATTACATTAGACTCAGGATCTGCAGGAACTTTAGCAGTTGGTGTAATTGAAACTGGATTAATTTCAGTTGTGGCTAGATCGTTATTTAACGAATACCCACTTGGTCAATCTTCAACAACATCTAACAAAAACTTGGCAAACAATATTGTAATTCCAAAATTTTCTAGAATTAACGATATTAGATTTGTAGTTAACGAAGCTTTCGATACAGCTGGTTTTGACATGCAAATCGGTGCTAACGTTGCACAAGCAGCAGGAGCTACTCTTAACAGTTTAGATCTTGACTACTTTGCTGGTGATACAGACAATGATGTAAAAGCCATTGCTTCTCACCACATACCAACTGGTATGGACCAATCACTTGCTCAGATGAAAAACTGTCTAAACGTTTCAGACGATGACGCATCTGGTTTTGAGATGGACAAAGCGGTTGTTATTTCTGCTAAGACAGACGATGCTTTAACTGCCGGAGAAGGTGTGTTAAACATTTACTGGACTCAGTCGGTTAACAACACGAACTAGTATAATTATGTGGGAGAGAAACTTCGGGACTTTTTGATCTTGATACTCTCCCACACCAAAGATAAGGAGAAAAAACTATGTATATGGGTGATGTAAAGTCGAAGACTTTCTTAGACACAAACGCTTCGTCTGCAACTTACGTGGCTGCCGCTGCTCAACCAACAAGCACGTTCACGTTAGCTAATTCATCTTTCGGAACAAATACCGCAAGAAAAATTACAGCTACGACTGCTGGAACGGGTGATAACGGTAAAACAGTTACGATCGTTGGAAAAGATCACAACAACGAAGATGCAACTGAAGTTATAACTTTAACAGGATCTGCGGAAACTTCTTCTGGAACTACTACAGCTTTCTTGTCAATAACTTCTGCTACTGTTAGCGCACAACCTGCTGCTAACGTATCTTTAGGAATGACAGCAGATGTTTTTGGATCTATTTTTCAAGGTAGAACTAGAGTAAGACAGGTGAATGCTGAATCAGGTGGATCAATTGGAAGTGTTTTATTTAGAAATGGAAGTCTAACAGGAACAGCTTTGTTAACGGTTAGAACAGGTGCAACTGCAGGAGACGTCAATACAGTCAACATTCCTCAAGATGGAATATTGTACAAAGATGGTGCATTTGTAACTTTTGATGAAACTCAATGTAACTCAGCAACTGTTTACTTTGACGGATAAGGAGGATAAGTGGCAAACACTACTTCCGGCACAACAGTATTTGATAAGAACTTTTCTATAGATGAGATTATAGAAGAGTCTTATGAAAGAATAGGTCTTCAAAGTGTATCTGGTAATCAAATGCGCCAGGCAAGAAGATCTCTTAATATATTATTTCAGGAATGGGGTAATAGAGGTCTACACTATTGGCAGATTGGAAATAACTCAATTACATTAGTAAGTGGTCAAGCAGTATATACGATGTTTAGATCAACAGGCGATGGCACGTCTGATGCCACAGCTATTTATGGTGTGGACGATGTTTTGGAAGCTGTATATAGAAACTCTTCAAGCGTTGATACGCCTCTTACAAAAATTAATAGATCCACATATCAAGGTCTTTCTAATAAAACATCAACAGGTCAACCTTCACAATACTATGTTCAAAGATTTATTGATAAAGTTACAATTACTTTATACTTAACACCAGGTTCATCAGAGGCTGGTAATTTTTTAAATTTTTATTTTGTAAAAAGAATACAAGATATAGGTGATTATACTAATGCAACGGATGTACCATACAGATTTGTTCCTTGCATGGTGTCAGGATTAGCTTTTTATTTAGCACAAAAATTTAGACCAGAATTATCACAACAAATGAAACTATATTATGAAGATGAATTACAAAGAGCTTTAGCGGAGGATGGCTCATCATCTAGTTCATTTATAACCCCAAAAACTTATTATCCAAATGTCTAATTATTCAAAAGGTAAATACGCACAATTTATATCTGACAGATCAGGTATGGCATTTCCATATAAAGAAATGGTAAAAGAATGGAATGGTTCTAGAGTTCATGTATCAGAGTTTGAACCAAAACAACCACAATTAGAACCTAAACCACACGGAGCTGATCCTCAAGGTTTACCCATGGCAAAACCTGATAGAACAGAACCAACCACAGAAAATTTGTTACCAGGAAATCCTTTTAATATTACATCCGGAAGTCAAACCATTACAGTGACAGAACCAAGTCATGGAAGAACAACTGGAAATACTGTTGTTTTTAGAAACGTAGATGGATCACCAGGGGGAGTGGCTTTTACAGTATTTGAAAATGCTTCAGGATTTAGTATAACAGTAACAGGAACAAATAATTATACGTTTACTTTAGGATCAACTCCTACGGTAACGGAAAGAGCAGGAGGAATGTTTGTAACGGCAGGGCCGGTAACATTAACACCATAATGGCAGGATTAAGTGCATCAGGATTAAAAACACAAATAAGAAGTTACACAGAAGTTGACTCTAATGTGTTATCTGATTCTGTTTTAGAAAACATTATTTTAAATGCACAGTATAGAATATTTAGAGACGTGCCGATTGATGCTGATAGAAAGCAACAAACTGGTAATTTAGTTACAGGTCAAGAAACAATCAACGCCCCAGCAGGAGCAGTTTTTATTAGAGCAGTACAAGTTTATGATTCAACTTCAGCTACCACTGGAGCTAATGTATTTTTACAGAAAAAAGATGTTACTTATTTACAAGAATATATTTCATCAACAGAATCTGCAAAAAGAGGTCAACCTAAATATTATGCTATGTTTGGTGGTGCCACAGGAGAGTCTGATACCACTTCTGGAAGAATGATGTTTGCCCCAGTCCCTGATACGACTTACAAATTTAGGGTGCATTTTAATGCTGCTCCAGCGTTATTAGAGGGTGATAACACTAGTTATATTAGTATGAATTTTCCAAATGGCCTATTATATTGCTGTCTAGCGGAGACATATGCTTTTTTAAAAGGCCCAGCAGATATGTTGACACTTTACGAAAATAAGTATAAACAAGAGGTAGATAAATTTGGTGTAGAGCAGATTGGCAGAAGAAGACGAGATGACTACACTGATGGGGCTGTTAGAATAACGATACCATCGACAACACCTTAAGGAGTTTTATTATGGCAATAACATCGGCGATATGCACAAGTTTTAAACAAGAGCTTTTAGTTGGAACACACAACTTTACAGCTACAACTGGAAACACTTTTAAGATAGCTCTATACACAAGTTCAGCTACATTAGGAGCTGGAACGACAGCTTTCTCATCATCTAACGAAATTACTAATACATCCGGAACTGCTTACACTTCAGGTGGAGCTACATTAACAAGCGTAACTCCAACAACAGATAGCACAACGGCTGTTTGTGATTTTGCAGACGTTAGTTTTACAAACGCATCATTTACAGCGAATGGCGCGTTAATTTATAACTCATCACAATCAAACAAAGCATGCGCAGTTATCGCTTTCGGTGGTGATAAAACTGTATCTAGCGGAACTTTTACAATTCAATTCCCAACAGCAGACGCTACAAACGCGATCATAAGATTAGCGTAAGGGGGTAACGACGGATGTCCGTTACTAGAACTTATACAGTAACGGTGGTAAGCACCGATGATGGCAATAAATATTTTATTGATGGTGTTCGACAAGATACTTTATATTTAGCAGAAAGTGGAACTTACAGATTTGATCAAGCAGATTCTTCAAACGGTGGTCACCCGTTAAGATTTTCTACAACAAGCGATGGAACTCACAACAGTGGAAGTGAGTATACTACCGGAGTTACAACCAACGGAACTCCAGGTTCTTCGGGAGCCTACACTCAAATTACTGTGGCAACCGACGCACCAACTTTATATTACTATTGTTCTGTTCACTCAGGAATGGGTGGAACGGCAAACACACCTGCTGCAAATACATGGGGAGCTTTAGGTTGGAATTCAAATCTTTGGGGAACAAACGAAGAGTTTACATCAGGTTGGGGCGCTGACGCTTGGAATACAGGTGGATCATGGGGTCAAGCTACTGATGAAGTAGTTCAATTAACAGGTTTAAGTATTACAGCATCTATTGGAACAGTAATAGCTGCAGCTGCACAAGGTTGGGGTAGAGCAGAATGGGGTGAAGAGCCATGGGGTGAAAGTGATAATCCTGTTGTAAAACCAACTGGAGTATCTGCAAGTTTATCACTTGGAACAGTTTCTGTATCTGCACAAATAGCAGCTGGTTGGGGACAAGATGGTTGGGGAGATGAAAACTGGGGTGAGTCAGGATTAACTTTAGAAATAACTGCTCCTGATGCAATGCAATCTAGTGTTTCTGCAAACGCTTGGAATGATGCTTCATGGGGAGAAGGTCAAGGTTGGGGAGAGTTTATTTTAAGTCCTGCGGATGTAGTGGGAGTAACAGGTCAACAAATAACTTCTGCTGTACCAAGTCAATTAGATATACCAGAACAAGTTCAAGGACTTGGAATTACTTCTAGTGTTGGTTCAATAACACCAGGAGAATTTGTAGTAGGATTAGGTGGTCAAGCAGTAACATCTTCCGTTGGATCTTTAGCTCCTGCTGATGCAGTTGGATTAACTGGTCAAGCGATAACTGCAAGTGAAGGATCTGAATCATTAGTAATAGGTGCAGTAGAGCTAATTCTTCCAAGTGGAGTTTCAGCAACAGTATCTGTCGGTGCTATAGACCCTATTCCAATGGTCGTAGGATTAGGCGGTCAAGCAGTAACATCTTCCGTTGGTTCATTAACACCAGCAGATGTAATGGGATTAACGGGCGTATCTGGAACAGTTTCTGTAGCTGGTTTTGGCACTGCTTCTGGCTTCGGAATTCAAGCATATTCTGATGTTGACACAGGGTCAAATTCTTCGTATACAAATGTTGCAACAGGATCAAATACAAGTTATACTGACGCTGCATAATAGGAGATAAAATATGGCATCAACATATACACCACTCGGTATAGAACTTCAGGCAACTGGTGAAAACGCCGGAACGTGGGGAACTAAAACTAATACAAACTTACAAATTTTTGAACAAATTGTTGGTGGATTCACACAACAATCAATAGCAGGTGGAGCACAAACCACAACTTTATCTGTATCTGATGGATCAACTGGAGCAACTTTATCTCACAGAATGATTGAATTCACAGGTTCAATTTCAGGAAATCAAATCGTAACTATTCCATTAGACGTACAAACTTTTTATTATTTAAGAAATTCAACATCTGGAGCTTACACAGTTCAATTTAAATACGTGTCAGGATCTGGTGATTCGTTTACTTTTGCATCAGATGATAAAGGTGATGCTGTTGTATTTGCAACTGCAAACGATGGAACTAATCCAGACATTCTTACTTTACCAGCTGGTACTGTTACTCTCGCTGGAACACAAACTTTAACAAACAAAACGTTAACTTCTCCTAAAATAGGAACTTCTATTTTAGACACTAACGGAAACGAAGTAGCTTTAATTACAGCTACAAGTTCAGCAGTTAATGAAGTTACTTTTGTAAACGCTGCTACAGGAAACAATCCATCACTTACTGCTTCAGGCGGTGACTCGAACGTGGGTATAGCGTTAAAAACAAAAGGTACTGGAGTAATTCAAGCAGAAGATTCAGGTGGAAACGTATCTGCAGTTAAAATTGCAGGTAAAGAAACTATTTGGGTTCCTGCAGTTGCTATGTATCCAAATACTACAAATGGATGTGCTAACATTGCACAAACAGAATTATCTAATGGACCTGAAATTAAAACTTTAGATTTTGACAAAGACTCTGATGAGAACGCTCAATTTTCTGTCGCTTTCCCTAAATCATGGAACGAAGGCACAGTAACTTTTCAAGCATTCTTTACAGCAGATTCAACAAACACAGGAACTGTATCTTGGGATTTAGCAGGAGTTGCAGTATCTGATAATGATACTTGTAACGTAGCGTTTGGGACAGCGGTTGCACCAACTGCAAAAGCTCACAGCGGTACAGCAAATGATTTAGACGTAACAGCAGAAAGTGGAGCAGTAACAATTGCAGGCTCACCGGCAGCAGGAGATCAAGTCTTCTTTCAAATTACAAGAGACGTATCTGATGACTCGTTAACAGCTGATGCCAAATTATTAGGAATCAAATTATTCTTCACGACAGACGCTGCTAACGATCTATAAGGAGAATAAGAATGGCAGGATTTGGATATAATATTCTAGGTTTTGGGTCAGACCACACTAGAGACCCAGCAGAAGTTTCAATGACATACCTAATCATAGGTGGCGGAGGAGCTGGTGGATATACAATATCACCACCCGACGCAGGAAACCGTAGAGGTGCCGGTGGAGGCGCTGGCGGATTTGCAACTTCTTTTTGCACACCTGCACCAGCAGTTACCGTTACTACGGGAGCAACTTACACAGTTACAGTAGGTGGAGGAGCTTCTGCTCCGACATCTGGTGGTTGTAGGCAAGATGGTGGTAACACTATAGTTTTCTGTGGATCACCTTTAGCTATTAGAGTTAATGGTGGAGGTGCTGGAGGACCCACTGGTTGCGCAGGAAATAATGGTGGTTCAGGTGGGGGCGGAGGCCCAGGGACTCCAGGTAGAGCTGGCGGAAGTGCTACCGCTGCTTGTGCCACACCAATTCAACAAGGTAATCCAGGTTTCCAAGGATACGCTCCTGTAGGTAATCCACCGTGGTCAGGCGGAGGTGGTGGCGGAGCTGCAACAGGTGGCCCAACATCAACTCACCAAACAGCAGGTGGTAACGGAGTAACAAATTCAATAACAGGATCAAGCGTGGCTTACGCTGGTGGCGGAGTGGCTATGCCTGGTTGTGGTATACCAGCACCAACAGGCGGAGTAATTTCTGGCGCAGACGGAACTGACGGAAAAGGATCTGGAGGCGGCGGTGGCGGCGGCGCAAGTGGCCCATGGGGTAAAGGTTCACAAGGTGGAGATGGAGTAGTAATATTAAGATTTCCTACAGAGTGCACTCCTTCTCAATTTGCAGTAGCGCCTGGCACTAATACAACGGCTACAGATGGAACTGATACTGTTGTAACTTTTTCTGTAACAGGGACGTTGACATTATAATGGCTAATTATTTTGCAAAAATAGAGGATCAGAATGATGCTTTTAATGAAGGTCAAACTAGAAAAGTAGTTACTAATATAATTGTAACTGACGATGATCAGTCAGGGACTGAAGGTGAAGAGTGGTGTGCAAACACACTTGGAGGATTTTATAAAGAAACAAAAAAAGTGCCTCCTTTTCCAAGAAGAAAACCAGCAACGATAGGTGATTATTATAACGAAGATCAAGACACATTTAGTGCACCTCAACCTTTTGCTTCTTGGACATTTAATACTGAAACAAATTTATGGGAAGCACCCATTCCTTATCCAACTATAGAAGAATATGAAAGCATAGTAACTGCTCCAGGAGAAAATGAACCACCTTTACCAGCAGAATATCCACCAGTAGGAGATCCAATTTTAAAAGCTTATGATATAAGTTGGAATGAGACTGAGCAAAGATGGGAAGCACTTGATGATTCTTTAACACAATTTACTTGGGACTCTGTTAATTTAATCTGGAATAGTGTATAAATATATTAGTTATAAAGATATATATGCATTTAAAAAATTACTTTTGGTATTTTAGTAATTGTTTACCACATCATTTTTGTGATCAAGTTATTAAACATGCTAAAACTAAAATAGTTGATAAAGCTGTTGTTGGAGAGATGCCAAAAAAAGTCTCTGATCTAAACAAAAAACAAATAAAAACATTAAATAAAAGTAGAAACTCAGACATCGTATGGTTAGATGAACCTTGGATAAATAGACAAATAATTCCATTTGTTCAAAAAGCAAATGAAAACGCTGGTTGGAATGTAGAAATAGAAAATCAAGAAAATGCACAGTTTACTATTTATGGTCCTAATCAACATTATGGTTGGCATTGTGATGCTTGGAGAGAGCCTTACAATAGACCAAAAAGTATGGAGCATGGTTTAATAAGAAAACTATCTGTAACCGTAAGCTTATCAGATTTAAATGATTACGAAGGTGGAGATTTTGAGTTTGATTTTAGAGATAGTAGCCCTCAAAAGAAAAAAAGGTTAGCATCTTGTAGAGACATTTTACCCAAAGGATCAATACTTGTTTTCCCCTCTTTTGTATGGCATAGAGTTAAACCAGTAATGAAAGGATTAAGACATAGTTTGGTTGTTTGGTATTTAGGGCAGCCATATAGGTAATGAAAAAATTAAATTTAACACAACATATATTTTTAGATCAAATAAAAATTAATCAAGAGATTATAAATTATTTTAAAAAAACGCATTTAGTAAATAAACAAGTTGATGATAACGGTTTAGAAACTTCTTTATATTTTTCACAATTAGCAATGCAAAATAAAATACTGAGTATGGTATCATCTTTATTAGAGCCGTCTTTTGGAAGAATTTGTAAAGAGTTAAATTTTAGCTCCGTTAAGTTTAAAGATGTGTGGCTTCAAAAATACAAGCTAGCCTCAAATCATGATGTTCATGTTCATAAAATTAAAAATGATAAAACTCAAATAAATAATTATTCATTTAATTTATATTTAGAATGTACAAAAAAGTCAGGAGGCACCACTTTTTTTAATTTAGGATATCCTTATGTTTATTTAAATCAGATTAATATTAAACCAGAAGTTGGAAAGTTAATTGTTTTTTTAGGTTGTTTGCCTCATACAGCTAATCCAAGTAAAGACAATAAAAAATTTATACTAGCTGGTAACGTGGAGTTTAAATAATTATGCAGTTGTTTGATAAAGAAAAATTTTTAGACAAAGTAGTGGAGATAGTAAAAGATACAAGAATAGAATTGGATGAACCAGATATATTTAATTTTTTACAAAATGAAAAAAGATGGCCTGTATCTTATCCTTGGAACCAAAGAACCGTTGAAGTTATTACTAATATCGATAATGGAATAGGAGTAAGTAATTTTTCATTTTTTAACGCAAGAGGATACTTAGATTATTATAAATGGAAAAAGTTTTATAACTTAGGTTATACAACTATTATAGCTAATGTTTTAGATTTAGATAATCAACTAAGGGTTTTACAAGATAAATTAGAAAAACATGTAGGTAAACAAATAAATGCTAATTTTTATTTTAGTAAATCAAGTTTAACACCTATTCAAAAACCAAGTTTAAGTGATCATCAACACCCTTATGATGTTGTTGTAAAACAGATATATGGACAAACAGTTTGGAAAATTAATAATGAGTATAAAGATGTTCACGAAGATGATGTTTTATTAATACCTAGAAATACTGTTCATTCTGTTGTAAGCTCTAGAGAAAGAAAATTATCTTTAACTATAAATATAGAATGACAGACAAACCACAACAAATTGTAAGAGAAGACTACTTCACTTCACCTATTTATTGGATATCTAAAAAAGAATGGTTAACTCATTTAGATAAATCTTCCAATATTTACATAGATAAAAGAAAAAAAGAATTGAAAAAAGAAATTAATGAACGAAATAAAAAATATGGAAATAAAAAAGATCATGGGTATGTTTTTCACTCTACCCCTCTAGTAGGAGATCCTAACTTTAATAATTTTCAACAACATGTAATTCAAATGTCTTATGGTATATTAGATCAACAAGGTTTTGATTTAACTAATCACAAATTAGTCATGAATGAATTATGGGTGCAAGAGTTTGCAAAATCAGGAGGAGGTCACCATACTTTACACACACATTGGAATGGACACATATCGGGTTTTTATTTTTTAAAAATTAGCCCTAAAACATCTTTTCCTGTTTTTGAAGATCCTAGACCAGGTAGAAACATGAATTTATTACCAGAAAAAGATAAAAAAAATATTACTCATGCTTCTTCACAAGTTTGTTATTATCCTAATCCAGGAGATATGATACTATTTAATTCATACCTTCCACATTTGTTTATGGTGGATAATGGTTATGAACCTTTTAGGTTTATACACTTTAATGTTCAAGCAATAGATAAAAGGTTTGCAAAATGAGTTTTAAAAAAAAGAAATATGCAGTTATGAAAAATGTAATATCAAAAGATGTTGCAAGTTTTTTATGTAAGTATCTTGTTTTAAAAAGAGAGGTTTACAAAACTTTAAATAATTCAAGATACATATCACCTTATGATACTGACTGGGGTTGTTTTACAGATAAACAAGTTCCTGACACTTTTGTTATGTATGCAGATGTTGCTATGGAAACTTTATTAGGAACTCTAAGAGATGTTATGGAAAAAGAAACAAAACTAAAACTTATCCCAACTTATTCTTTTGTAAGATTATATAAAAAGGGAGATATATTACATAGACACAAAGATAGATTTAGTTGTGAAATATCTACCACATTAAATTTAGGTGGAGATCCTTGGCCTATATACGTAGAAGCAAAAAAGAACATAGGTATTCATGATCCTAATAAAGGTCTTTATGTTCCAACAAACAACAAAGGAACTAAAATTAATTTAGAACCTGGAGACATGATGCTCTATCGTGGTAGAGAGTTAGAGCACTGGAGAGAAACATTTGAAGGAGAAGAGTGTGCTCAAGTGTTTTTACATTATAACGAAGACACTAAAGAAAATAGAAAAAATATTTTTGATAGTAGAGCTCATTTAGGTTTACCTGCTCAGTTAAAACAAAAGTGACATTAATTTTAGAAAGGTTTGTTAAAAATTTACAATCTATAGAATATCCTAAAGAAAAAACTTCTTGGAATGTTGCAGGTATATTAAAAGGACAAAATGCTTTTTATAGATTTGATGTTAGAGAAATGTTTGCATTACAAGATGGAACACCGGCAAAAAGTGGTAGTCTTTCTACTAAGGCCGAAAAAGTTGTTATAGAAACTAAAAAGGAGTGGTTAATCTTTGACATAGAGGAGCTTCATAAATATATTAGAAAAAATAAAATTAATAAAGTCTATATAAATGATTTATTAAAAAAATTAGAATGGAATATTATAATTAAAAAATGAACGAAAAATTAAGATATGAAATGATTTATAGTGGGCCTTTACTATTTAAATCTAAATTAACAAATCAAGATGTAAAGAAGATATTGAGTCTTTGCAAAAAAGATAAGAGGAAAAGCAACAATAAAAATTTAGCAGGGTTAATTAAAGATGAATATCTCATTAATGAAATAGCTTTTAATGATATCCTCCAACCTTATTTTGAAGCGTTTTATATAGCCTATTCAAAATGGTGGAATGTAAATACTGATAGAAAACTAAAGATAAAAGAAGCTTGGGTAAATTTTATGAAAGCTGGAGAGTGTAATCCAATTCACAGACACAATATGGATTACTCTTCTGTTTTTTATTTACAGATACCCGAGGGCCTATCTAAAGAGGTAAAAAATTTTGTAACCTCTGGAACTAAACCAGGAGAGATAACATTTACTTTTGGTGGTATTATGAATGAGTGCATATCAGGATACACTTACTCACCTGAAGTTGGAGACTTTTTTATCTTCCCTTCAAATTTACAGCACTCTGTAAGCAGTTTTAGATCTAAAGGAGAGAGGATTAGCGTATCTGCAAACTTTCTTTTTAGCAGTAATTGAGATATATTAAGAGTTGATATATCAAGTTTTCTAATATAATTTTAAAGCTATGCTTAAAAAAGTACAATTTTTACCTGGATTCAATAAACAACTTACTGAAACTCAAGCTGAAGGCCAATGGGTTGACGGTGATAATGTAAGATTTAGATATGGCTCACCAGAAAAAATAGGTGGTTGGAATCAATTAGGAACTGATAAACTTACTGGCGCAGCGAGAGCCATGCACCACATCGTAAATAGTAGCGGAGTAAAGTATTCTATTATAGGAACAAACAGAATATTATACGCATACTCAGGAGGTGTATTTTATGATATACACCCTATTCGAGAAACAAATACACTTACTAACGCTTTTACCACAACTAACGGATCAGCTGTAGTTACAATAACTTTTTCTACAGGACATGGCCTAAATCCTGGAGATATCGTTTTATTAGATAATTTTACCACAATCACAAACTCAAACTTTAGCTCTTCTGATTTTGATGATAAAAAATTTATGGTAACCAGCACACCAACCAATGTTACAATTACAATAACAATGCCATCAAACGAATCTGGTTCAGGCGCTACCACATCTGGTGGTATTAGAGTTCAGTCTTACTACGCTGTTGGACCTGCAGAACAGTTACCAGGTTTTGGTTGGGGGTTAGGTTCTTGGAGTGGTGAAGCGGCAAACCCACAAACATCAACTTTAAACGGGGCGTTGTTAGATGACACTGCTGGAACGGGTGGCTCAGGAACAAGCATAACACTAGCGAGCACAACAAACTTTCCATCGACAGGCACAAATTTTATAAAAGTAGGAACAGAAGAAATATCTTACACAGGAGTTTCTGGTAACGACTTAACAGGAATTACAAGAGCAGTTAGAGGAACAACAAGAGCTGCGCATTCAGACGGAGCCACTGTAACAAATACTACAGACTTTGTGGCGTGGGGCGAGGCAGCTTCAGGTGACTTAGTTATTGATCCAGGTCTTTGGTCTATAGATAATTTTGGTAATAAAATTATTGCACTAATACATAATGCACAAGTTTTTGAATGGAACGCAGATTTATCTAATGCAAACGCAACAAGAGCAACAATTATATCTGGAGCTCCAACTGCATCTAGGGACATGATTGTTTCTACACCTGATCGACACTTAGTATTCTTTGGAACAGAAACGACAATAGGAACACCAAGCACACAAGATCAAATGTTTATTAGATTCTCTAATCAAGAGGATATTAACACTTACACACCTACAGCTACCAACACAGCAGGTACACAAAGACTTGCAGATGGTTCCAGAATTATAGGAGCTGTTAGAGGTAGAGATGCAATCTATGTTTGGACGGATACTGCTTTGTTTACACAAAGATTTATTGGTCCACCTTTTACTTTTGGTTTTGCACAGGTAGGAACTAACTGTGGATTGATAGGACAGAACGCTGCGGTAGAAGTGGATGGTGCTGCATATTGGATGTCAGAGAATGGTTTTTTTAAATACGCTGGTGCTCTTCAATCATTACCATGTTTAGTAGAAGATTTTGTTTTTGATGATTTAAATACTACGGCTAATCAACTTATAAATGCTGGATTAAATAATCTATTTGGTGAAATTAATTGGTTTTATTGTTCTTCGGGAGCAACTGTTGTTGATAGAGTTGTAACTTATAATTATTTTGAATCTACACCACAAAGACCAATATGGACGACAGGAACATTAGATAGAACAACATGGCAAGACTCTGCAGTGTTTGGTAAACCGCATGCTACAGATTATGATGCTGGTTCAAATAATTCTTATGACGTTGTTGGGAACACTGATGGTTGCACTATATATTACGAGCACGAAACTGGCACGGATCAAGTTACATCTACAGCAACGACAGCCATAACTTCAAACATACAATCTGGAGACTTTGATATAAGTCAAGGTGGTGATGGTGAGTTTTTTGCGAAGATTAGAAGATTCATACCTGACTTTTTATCACAAACAGGTAACACACAAATTACATTAAATTTAAGAAACTTTCCAAATAACACTGAGGCAAGTTCAGCCCTTGGTCCTTTTACAATTAGTTCATCAACAGAAAAAGTTGATACAAGAGCTAGAGCAAGAGCAGTGTCTTTAAAAGTTGCAAATACAGCTGCAGCACAGAGTTGGAAACTTGGTGGATTTAGATTAGACATACAACCGGACGGAAGAAGATAATGGCAAAGATAGTACAAGTATTAACAAGACCAGCACCAGAATACAGGCAGGACGTTGCTGACGCACAGGTAAGGGATCTTGATGCGATTGTGCAAAAATTAAATACAACATTTCAACAAGAATTAAAGGATGAAGTTGATGCTCAAAACTTCTTTTTAAATTAATGGCAAACAGTTTCGTAAACGCAAAAGTAGATCTAACAACAACAGACAACACAACGTTGTACACAACACCCACTGCTAATGTTGCTTTAGTAAAATCAATACTAGTATCTAATGATGCTGGATCTGCGTGCAATATAACGGTCACTTTAACAGACGCTTCAGGCAACGTATTTAGTTTATTTAAAACTAAATCTGTAGACTCTAATACAACAACCGAACTTTTAACTCAGCCTCTTGTAGTAGAAGAGAGTGAGATATTAAAGGTACAAGCTAGTGACGCGAATGAGCTGCACGTTATAGCTTCAATATTACAAATACAGCCAAGAGAGGTAACTACATAATGTTAGAAATAAAACCAGAAGAGATAATAGAGACTATATCTAATTTAAAGACTGGCGAAATATATAAAGATGATAAGGAATGGAAGGCAAAAGGAGTGCCAGAAAAGGACATTCGAAGAGACCTTAAACTGATTATGCCAAGTCTTGATTTATTCTCAAAAACCAAGTAGATTGAGGATTACAGGATATCAAAGCCTGCTAATAAGGATTTAACTAAATATGCCAATAACAAGAGGACAGATGAAAAGACAATTACGCATGAATGGC